ATGCTAATATTTCAGGCGTTATTACCCCTTCGTCGGTATGAATCGATGAACCTACTTCATAAGAATAACAATATTTATTGTCTTTTATTTCCATCTCAATTTTCATTCCCCACGCTCCTTACTTTCTAAACCAATCAATATTATTGTCAAATAATCCAGTGTGAACTTCTTTACTCATGTGCCAATCACTTTCAGGCCAATCGTTAGGGTCTACCTTGTCTTTATTTTTAGACCTTTCTTTTAAATTAAAACCTGTCCCATCTGGCTTTTCACTTTTAATAACTATCCTATCTTCTGGGAAAAAATGTCTATCAATTACACCCTCTTGGTCATGATACCAAACTTTTTTACCAATAATTTTGTCGGGATCATTAGCTTCAAACCCGTGATGCTGTACTAGTTCCTGTGAAATAACTCTGGCTTTTGAAATCATGGCATCTAAATCAGCCCCATTCCAAATAAAGTTCCAAACATTAATTCCATTGCAAAACATTTGACATCTATTTACAGCCTTAACAGACCATTCGTCCGATCCGTATTTTGTGTAATGATCTAACTTATTAAATGATTCAAAAACATAAGACCAACTATTTACAGGTTGACAATACTTATCACCATAGGGAATCCATTTGTATCTCTCACCGTCGATTTCTTCTTTATCTAATTCAGTATTGGATTTTTCATACCGCCCTCTTTTCATTTCGGGGTCTAGTTCATTAGCATGTCTCATTTGTGCTTGAGTGTCGGTTAATAGCCAAAAATCAGGTGAGGTGTTGTTTCTTTTTCCATGCTCGTGCAATTCTTTTCGTCGGAATACTGGTTCACGATAAATCAAGTCGCCTTTTTTAATAGCCACATACCATAAAAAATATGTGCCTTCCTCTTGTGCAATTTTTGGATAATTTTCTTTTTTCATTCCCTAAGCTCCTTTGATTCTTTCAAATATTTTTCAGCTTTGTTCAAATCTATAGAAGCTGAATCGTCTCGGCAAAATTCACATTTACACGCCCAAGAATCCCATTTGCAATCCGCATGATTGCTAAAAAACCTTGCAGAAATGGTTGTTTTTTTTAAAATTTTTCTCAACTTTCTATTCTCAATTATGAGACTTTCAATATCATCAACGAACAAGCTATCATCTTCGGATAGATCGTCTTTGCGTTTATAATGTACCCAAGCTTTCAATCGGTCACTCATTCCCCACGCTCCTTAGTATATTTGAAAGCATACTTATTTGTTGTTTAAGTATGCTTTCAGGTATTTACTTCCTTATCTCCCTATGGGGAGAAAAAGCCCCCTACCATTGGAGAGTAGGGGGCCATAAACTTAAGACTAGGCTTTCCTAGTCCAGCTTTTAAAATCATTACTAATCATGTCGTATGTGATGTTGAACGGATAGTTCTGCTTACAAACCAAGTTCTTAACCACCTTACAAACCAACCCACTGATAACATTTGCACAGTAGATTGTACTCTTAGCCGTGCACCGTTCATGTACCGAATCGTTATCCGAGTACCATGAATCCAAATAGCTCGGATCACGAGGCTTGAAAGTGTAAACAAGTATATTTTCAGCACCCATTCTCGGATCAATAAACCACTTCACGGAATAACCAAGCCTATTAAATATTGTCTTTCGTACTTCCATGCTGTCAACAGCACTAATTACTAAATCTGTGGAAAGCTCCTGATTTCCATATCTTTCAGGATTGACAGATATTTTAGCACCAGTGAAATGCTCAACCATTTCCTGTAATGCAACAACCTTTTTCCTACCGATAGCACTTATGGGGTAGAACTGATTGTTCATATTCTCCACACTAACGTCGTCGTTATCCCACACCGAGAGATTGGTAAACCCCATCTTGGCCAGAGCAAGTGCTGTCCATGATCCGACAGCCCCCGCACCGATGATCGTGATGGTAGCTCCGTAAACTTCCTTAGGGATCAAATCCCATTGTCGTTGAAGAGTACTATAATCCATCATAGGCTCCTAGTTTAGATTGCATGGTCATTTCTTTAAACGATGCCTCATCTGTAAACTCAGCATCGGTAAGCATATTCATTTCCATGTAGAAGTTATTAACGTCCATATCAGTCTCAGGGTATAACCCTTTTATCTGATGGTAGTAATCGATATACAATGCTCTCTCATTCTCGTAATCAAGTAGATTATTAGGCAACCCATGCCCTTTCTTCCACTTGGAATACCCTATAAACTTCTTCTTCTCAGCACACCAACGCTTGTTACGATTGTACTCACAGATGTGACCGTCTTTGTAGAAGTCAGCAGGCTTTACCTTCTCAGCTTGGGAAAACCCTTCCCAGTATTTATCATCGTTAGCACGCCCACCATGGTAGCGTCTCTTGTTCGAGTAGTTTCCCATAAAGTGCTGTCCAGTTAGCAAAGCTCCCTCATAATGATCACCGTATAGCCCTGTATACCGATCAGCGTATGTAGGTTTGACTACGTTAGAATCATATTCCGAGTCCCACGAATCACGGATCGAAGTCTCCACGTTTGTGAGAAGCTCCACCTTCAAGTTATCCACAAATACGTGAGGGTAGAATCCCGAATCATCAGCACCCTGCCAATAGGCTCCACGTACTTCCTTCTTCTTGTTAAACACAGCAGAGACGACCATTCCCTTACCACCGATCTGGGCCATAGCTTCCATATCAGTACCACTCCAAAACACGTTCATATCGACATGGGAGTGCCACCAGAAGTTGAGATACCCTTCAACCTCTCTCGTCTCATACATCAGCTTTGTGATACTCTCAGGATCAAGCTCAGTGCTCGCTGATGTGTTCTGTTGCTTACATAGATAAGCAGTAGTCACGATCCACGCATCACGGTCCTTGTCCCATTTACATTTACCAAGCCCTGATATCTCTTCAGGACTTTTATCCACCATGTGCATGATCTTTGCATACACCAAGTTATCTATTAGTATTTTCATTCATATGCTCCAGTCTATCGTTAATATCCCAACCATCAGGTATCCTATCAGCTAACGGTATGCCCTCGTCCTCTTCGTATTCCTCTTCGTATTCCTCTTCCTCCTCTATCACCTCTTCTTCAAAGTCACTAGGAATGGGATCGGAAACCCCAACCAACCCAGTGGGATCGACAATATTGACCCTAAAACCCGGAGGCATACTACCAGGATAAGTAGGCTCCACCCTTGTAACCTCACTCTGCGTATCATCGAACTCTACAAGATCCCTATAAGTGGAATCGTGGTTATAAGCAGTAAGGACAGCGTGGGTTATTTCCATAACCTTAGCTATATCGCCAATACCCCAAGCAGAAGAAACCGCCTCCTGCATATCGCCATAACACACATTGGCATCCCTCATATGAGGGTGGATAAAAGAATTACCATCGGGGCGTACATTCCCTCTGAAAGTAAACACATTCACCTTACAGTTAGCCATATCGAGCTTCACTATAAACGCTCCAAGGTTCGCCACTGCATTAACTCCCGTCGCTGGATTGTTATACCTCAGCACAATAGCCTTCGTGGTGTTAAACCACAGCACTCCACCGTCAGACGATGAAACAAGCCCAAGGTATGCCCAGAACGGATTAGACAAAATAGCCTGCATCTGCTCCAAGGCGCGCGATTCAGAGATCCCAGAAGCCGTCATTAAATCAATCGCCGCCAATTCCTGACGATACTCTCTCAACCTAACCATTGCCTCAGAGAGGTATCGTTGGTAGCTTGAAATATCATTTAGTTTGCTGTCGATCTGCCTCACAATTCTATTTCTACGACCACCGGTATTTTTAAACATACCAGCCGATATATCTTTGAGATCCGTTTTCACCAATTCAATACCGTAACCGCCCTCGGTAGCCTTAGCCTCATACTGTGGGCGCACTATTTCAAATATCACCCTGTTAATCCCGCTAGGTGGTAGCATCGTGGTCACCGAATCAGGGCTCAAGAACATTCCCATAGTCATTCCATCAATGGGAATACCTGCCCCACCACTCACCGCTAATAGGTGCGCGAAGCGTGCCCTGTTTTCATCTGCGTCCTCATGGGACTTCCCATTCACCAAGAAAGACAAACGTAATCTACGCATATCTCCTACGGTGTAATCCTTATAAGCTTTCGCCATAAGTTCCTCCAATGTTATTAGTTATTACGTACAGGCAAAATATGCCCTCTATAAACTAAAAAAGCCCCCTATTCAGGAGGCTTAGTTCTTTACTTTACTTTACTTTACGGACAAGACAATCAAGACAAAAAACTACATCAATAAGATCCTTTATGTTTCAATAGCATTATTGCTAGTTGTTTTTATCTAATAGCTTTTCTAAGAATAGTCTTCGGACGACAATTCTTAATAGCCACTTTCGCCACCAAACGACCACCTTTTGTCGCCAATGCTAACTGAACGAAATCGTAATCCTCAAACTCATAGTCACCACTTACTGGCACGCCAGCAACACTTGCGGTGTAGTTTGAAAGCCCCATACTCGCCAATAATGCCTTTACATTAGTAGCATCATTAATGACCTTAGGTGCTGCGCCATGTAGCATGACTGTTACGTTATTTGCCATTTTAAACTCCTTGTTAGCTCCCGATGTGTGGTGCACGGATCGCGGAGCGGTTGATATAATACTCTTCACCTACCAACAAGTGAAGAAAACAAATTATGCTATGAAGGGTTATATAGGAGGATTCTCGCCAATTCTTCTCTAATAAATAGATTAACATCTATCAATAGAGTAAGTGTTTTAATATCATGCCAAGCATTGAAATCACCCGCAATACAGTAGGCACTATAGGGAAAGTCTAAACTAGCCATTATCTCTTTCCCGTTATTAACAAAATGTAAGCCATCTATTCTACCTATTGACCCTAAAGGGGTCTTTACTATATCTCCTATATACATATATTCTCCTGAAAACAAATTTTCAAAAAAATCATTTGCATTTTCGATGCCAACTTCCAACTAATTGAAATCACATTTTGAATTTTGGCATGAAATTTGCCTTGGAGCCATTTTGACACCGAAATTAGGGCCATTTTGATTCCAATTTTATGGCATGAAATTTGCAATGCGGTGCCAAAAAGACACCTAAAAAATTTTGATTATAATGAAGCGACTTTTTGCGTCAAAAAATTAATCCCTTTTTCACCATTAGACAAAGGCAAAAATGAAGACAAAGACATTGCCATTGCTATTAGATTATGGTGGATTATGTGCGTCAAATTGCTGTCAGTTTTCGCCAAAATAAGGCAAAAATAGGGCAAAATAGGGCATTTTACGACTCACTGCTATATCAGCTCAGGTGCGTTAGACGCGGTAGAGGTGATATAGCTACGAGTCATTTTAAATAGTTTTTATTGTGTGTAACAATGCATCATTCAATAAAGGTTATTGGCGCGGGGTGCGAAAAAGTATCACCTGCAGAGCGTTGTTCACCTCTCTGACGCACCCAAGATGAACAGGGTTAAGTCTATGATTTTGTTCAGGAATTTGATAGAAAGTATCACCTGTATCATCTACTTTTTAATAAAAAAGGGTATGGATATGTGTTTTCGCATTTTTTTTATATAAACTCTTTGGGGCAAAAACGGGGAGAGGTGATATAGCTACGCGTCGAGGTGTAAGATTGTGCTTTGTGGCGAAAGATGGGAGAGCCCCGGATCGGGGCGTTATGGAATTAGATGATGCAGTGTAGCAGTTTGGAACTCTGCATGAAGTTTGACTTGGCTTGTTAAGCCTAGGACGATGATGCTTAGCACTACTAGCATATAAATTATACTGCGCATAAATAATCTGCTGTCCTAATTGGGGACAAGCCTTGAATTTCTTTGGTGCGGTTGGCTATCCGATGCTCGGTCATAATCTCGGGTAAGCTATCGGAAATGATAACGAACTCAATGTCATCACATTCAACTTGGAAGCAGTAACCATGCTCAATAACCATGGCTTGTATCTCAGGCTCTATAATCGAGCCTCTAATCATTTGTTTCATATAATCCTCACTTAGGTATAGGTTAGTCGGTAAAAGAGCCTAGAACCGTGTTTAAACGATCCTAGGCATGGTAGCAATTAGCGTCTAATCTCTTTATCTGGATTAGCCATAACTTCAAGCACATCTTTGACTAGGCTAGGGTCACTTAGAACCGTGGCCCACGCTTCGAGCTGATAGGCTTGGATATTAATCCCTGCCTGATACTCTTTGCCTTTCTTCTCGCTATAGCCCTTCATGTTACTGTCAGTGATATAAATACCACCACTAGTGTTACGCTTGACTATTCTCTTAGCCTTGGCAGGCTTGCCATTGACTATGGTAGCTTGTAACGCTTTGTTCTGATCCTGTAGTCCTTTGATCATAGCCATCATCTCAGCCATAGTTGGTGTAGGGTTAGCTGTTGCTGTTGCTGTACTCATAAATAATCTCCAATGTTATAGGCATTATTGCCTTAGTTAGTTGAACCCTGAGCCGTTAACCAGTGGACTACAGAACAAGTTAGCTATAGTCAGAGTCAACGACTCAAGTTTCAAAATTCCATTGTGCAGTTACCATGCCAACTGCAACTACTTGAAATCACGTTGACCGAGGTGCCATTGTGACACCGATCGGGGCCAATGTGACACCACCGTGGTGCCATTGTGACACCACCTAGTGCACCACGCACCGCGCATCGTGAGGCATGAAGCAGGGTGCGCGGGTGTGAGAGATCGAACCGTGTGCCTATAATACGGGGGCGCGGGGCTCGCGTATGCGGGTGTGTGAGTCTAGATTTAAGGCGCGCGGTGCGGGGTAGGGGGCTCCCCCCACGCGTACCTAGCTGAGGGGCGTTGGGTGGCTTTCAGATAGAATTTCAATTTTCAGGTTTGGATTGACTCAGTACAGCAATCCACCCCGATCCTAACCCCTTGACTCCCGATCCGTTAACCACTATCCTAGGAAAATACCCGATCTCAATTGGAGGCAATCGGTGCACGAATCAAGCGTCTTAGTCCTGTTAAACAAGAACACAGGAAAACTGGAAACATTTAATATCCACACGGGTGAATTGGTAGCAACCGAAGGTACGGTTCCGTCAACCTTCGTATATTCCGTGGAGATGGGCGAAGCCATCTGCAATCTCATTCGAGAGGGCAGAACTGTGCATGAAATTGCAACCCTTAAAGGGATGCCTCCTCTGCATTTGATCTACAGGTGGCGAAATGCCCACCCTGATTTCTCCCAGAAACTTAAAGCGGCAAAGCATGATCGGGCGGATTACTTTCACGATAAAGCCGTAGAGGTGTTGGAGAAGTCCGATGGCTTCACGAAAGATGAGGCCCCGATGACCAAGCTCCGGTTTGACGGGTACCTGAAATTGGCGGAGAAGAATAACCCAGAAGAATATACTGATAAGAATAAACAAGTGGCGGGATCCAGTACCACGGTCATAATGATCGATACGGGAATCCGGCGCCATGAAACAATAATCGAAGGTGAGGTATTAGATGAGAAAAGTAAGAGCCCTAGTGGACAACGAGATGGTGTGGGTGGAGATACCCGAGGAAGTTATTACCCCATCGGAGCCGAAGTCGGAGAAGACACAGCCGAAGGAAGTGGAGATGGAAGCGGAAGTGGAAGAGGACTCCTCATCGACGGAGCTTTCGCATATAATGGGGAAGATGAAGAAATCGAAGAAGAAATAGGAGAAGATGATGCCGGATAACACTAAGACTAGAAATGAATTACTCAAAGGTAAGCCTGATCCGGAGGAGCAGTACATACAGGATATAAACGCTCTTAACCCAATGGCGAGAATGTTTGAGTTTTACAAAGACTCAGCTCAGCTCAAGGCTAAGAATCTATTTGAAGGGACAAACGAGCTCCTAAAGAAATCAGCCCGCGATGCGGGAATCGCTCTCCCTCCTATAGAATCGGAGCAACTGAATCAGGAAGCGCGGCTCGCGGAGCAGAAAGGGCTAGCTGAGGTGAAGAAGATGGCTCCGCATATATCTCAGAGTGAGAGGGATGTTATGCTTGAAAACGTCGCTAGTGAAGTGGCGGTCAAGGCATCGAAGGCTAAGGTGGCGCGGTTTAAAGAGATAAGGCAATTTGCGAAGGAGACAAGTGAGAAGAGTGGGGAATCAGCTCCGGTAACCCAGGAGCAGGAATCAAAGATCCGAAGGAATAAGTTATTACAGCAACAGAAAAATACCCCTAACGTGGAGAACCTTGAAGGTATTCTAACTGGTAGAACTGATGTTGGATAAATACAACCCTTATACAAACTTCACAGACATACAAGCCCCGATTGATCAGTTCATGGCGCGGGCGAGTAATGTTATTAAGATTGATTTGGGGTATAAGCCTAGGCCCTTTCAAGCTAGGCTTCATAATAATCTGAAGAGGTTTAATGTTTTGGTGTGCCACAGGCGGTTTGGGAAGACTGTCTTTGCATTGATTGAAATGATTGATAAGGGATTGAGTAATGAGAGGAAGAACCCCCAATATGCTTATATAGCGCCAACGTATGGACAGGCTAAGAGGGTTGCGTGGGAATACCTCAAAGACTTTACTAAGAACATACCGGGAGTCAAGGTTCATGAGCAGGAATTGAGGATCGATATACCACGACCAGAACGTGGTGACAAGATACGATTCATGCTTCTCGGAGCGGAAAATCCGGACTCTCTCGCGGGTATTTACTTGGATGGGGCGTTGCTAGATGAATACTCTCTGATGAACCCGGTTGTTTGGTCCACTCTTATCAGACCTGCTTTATCTGATAGATTGGGGTGGGCGATCTTTATCGGGACACCACGGGGGCAAAACCATTTCCATGACATATACATGGCGGCGCTACGGCTGGAGAACTGGCATACTTGCATATACAGAGCATCGGATACCGGTGTGATCGACGAGCAGGAGTTACAGGAAGCGCGGGCTACGATGTCTGAAGAAGAATATCTTCAGGAGTATGAGTGTTCGTTCACGGCAGCTTTGATAGGATCCTACTATGGTAAGTACATGGAAGCATTGGAGCTTAAGAAGCAAATAGGTGAGGTTCCTTATGACCCTGCTGTGCCGGTTGAAACATACTGGGACTTAGGGATTAGTGACACCACTGCGATCTGGTTTGTCCAGAAGGTGGGGAAGGAAGTTCATTTGATTGATTATATAGAGCAGGCTGGAAGAGGACTTGAATGGTATGCTAAAGAATTGAAATTAAAGCCTTATGTTTATCGTGATCACTTTATCCCACATGATGGAGCAGCCCGTGAATTGGGGACTGGGCGGTCGCGACAAGAAACATTGCTAGAATATGGATTACGAACTACAATAGTGAAAAGACAGTCGGTAGCAGATGGCATAAATGCGGTAAGGCTAGCCCTGCCTCACTGTTGGTTTGATCGTGTGAAGTGTGCTCAAGGACTTGCAGCCTTGAAAAACTACCAGAGAAAGTGGGACGGTAAAAGTAAAACTTTCGATGATAGGCCACTTCACGATTGGGCTTCTAACGGTGCTGACGCTTTTAGAATGTTTGGATTAATGTATAACCCGAGTCGTAACTCGTCGAACCATAGGAATCTTCCTAGGCAAGCGTTCTCCGACTACGAAGCAATATGAGGTGATTTATGGGATTTAAGTTAAAGAAAGTATTTAAAAGCGTGGCTAAGGCGGCTGTTAAGAATGTCGCCCAAAATACAATAGGATCTATTAAAAATTTTGACCTTGATCGTATAGGTCTCAATCTATTAACTGGCGGTCAGGCTGGTGTGTTTGAAACCGGAGTAGAAACCGGCTCCAGAGGTTTAGGCGCTGTTGTGAGTGAACTTTCCGGTGGGGATAAGGCGGAAGGTGGGGAGCTAGGCGCGGCTGGTGAAATCAATAGATCAAAGGCTCTTGACGAAACTCTCGAAGAACGAAAACGTCGTGGCGGTACGGGTAGAGCTGGGACGATATTAACATCACGGAGTGATGCTCCAAGTTTAATTTAAGGTGGGACTATGCCAGTATTAACTGTTGGATCTGACAGCGTTGCAGAATATGTAATTAAGAAACATGAGCGTATGAAAGCAATGCGTGTTAACTGGGATTCTCATTGGCAAGAGATTGCTGATTATATGATTCCAAATAAGGATAATGTTTTTAAAAGCAAAGTCGCCGGTGAGAAGAAGGGGCAGAGATTATACTCTAGCGTCGCTATTCAAGCAAACGAATTATTAGCATCTGCTCTTCATGGTATGTTAACCAACCCAGCCTCAATATGGTTTGGATTATCAACTGGTGATAAAGAGCTTGACAAGATAACCGAAGTACAGAAGTGGTTACAGGATTCTGCTGAAGCCATGATCGAAGTCATGAATAACTCAAACTTCCAAACAGAAATACATGAAGTTTATCTTGACTTAGGGGCGTTTGGTACTTCCCTAATGAACATCGAAGAAGACGATCAGACTATCGTAAGATTCAAGTCTGCTCCAATATACGAAGCTTATGCTATGGAGAATTTCCGTGGCGTGATTGATACTATCTCCTACGAGTACGAATGTACTCTTGAGAATATTGTCCAAGAGTTCGGAATGGAATCCCTGCCGAGTGAACTCTTATCTATGCTACAGGAAGATCCCACCAAGAAGGTTATGTGTGTCCACTTGGTAGAGCCTAGGAACGCTCTCAATCCATTCAAGAAAGATCCTAGTAATCTTCCTTTCGCTTCTTACAAAATTATAAAAGACTTTAGGCATACACTTAAAGTTAGTGGGTTCCACGAATATCCTTACGTGGTTCCTAGATGGACTAAAATATCTGGTGAGATATATGGTAGATCACCGGGAATGAAATCACTTCCTGATATTAAAATGCATAATGCTGTTCAGAAAGTAATCATCCAAGGCGCTCAGAAAGTAATCGATCCGCCTCTACAACTACCAGACGATGGGGTATTACTTCCTATCAAGATGACCCCCGGAGGTATTAATTATTATAGAGCTGGGACTAAAGATCGTATCGAGCCTATCCTAACTGGAAGCCGTCCTGATATTGGTGAGCAATTTGGGAATACCATTGCAGAGAGAATCTCTCAATCGTTCTTCATTGATCAATTACAGGTACGTCAGGCTGACAGGCAGACTGCTACAGAGATAATGCAAAGAAGAGAAGAACAGCTACGAATGTTGAGCCCTATTCTAGGTAGACAGCATAATGAACTTCTTAAGCCTATGGTAGAAAGAGTGTTTGGAATCATGTCACGAAAACGATTATTCAAACCCGCCCCTGCCGCTATACAAGATAAGAACTTACAGGTTAAATATACTTCACAGATTGCTAGAGCTCAGCGTACTGCTGACTCTGATAATGTGACTAGAGTATTCTCCCTCATAACTCCATTAGCACAGGCGAAGCCTGAGATATTAGACAACTTCAACCCTGATGCGATGGTAAGAGATCTAGGAGCTAGATTCGGTCTTCCTGCCGAATACTTCATTAGTTCAGACGATCTCCAAGAGATAAGAGAAACAAGAGCTAAGCAGATTAACAAACAATCAGATATGCAAGATGCTGCCCAAGAATTGGCACTAGCACAAGCAGTGGAAGAACAAGGGGAATAAATGGCTACTAATACACAATCAGTTGCGTCCAAAAGGCGAGAGCTTATTATCGCCTATAAAACAGTATTTGCTTCAGCAGATGGTAAGAAAGTCTTATACGATCTAATGAAAAGCTGTCATGTATTAGGGACAACATTCTCGGACAATCCTTATGAAACTGCGTATAACGAAGGAGCGCGATCCGTCGTTATGCGTATATTAAAAACAATAAAAGTCGATCCTAAGCAAATGGAATATCTTCTT